CCGCCAGAGGAAAACAGTGATTCGTTCGCCAGTGTGAAAATAAACCTTAATGCTTTCGTGTTTTGGAAAGAACTAGGACCCGATCCCATTGAACGCCTCCAAGTCTGCCGAGTCGAGATAGAGCAATACCCAGCGCGTACTGAGTCCAGTGTAAACGGGATCATTCGTTCCCTGCGTATCGTAGAATACCATCCAGCCTGAGAACCCAAGGTAGGATGTAGGCACAAGCGATACGAGATTCTTGCACTGCACTGCATAAGCGATCTGCGTTCCATTCACAGCCAAGTCAAGGAACATACATTGGTTTTTCACATACACAGAAATAGAGCATGACTGTGCATCAAGCACAACCTGTGTCTGCTGCGAAGGAACGGATTGAAGGACGATCTGCTGCATTACTTGACTCCCACCGTGCCACCCCCAAATATCTTTGCCAGCCATGAAGTCGGAGGCGTAGAAGGCTGCGTGATTCCGTTGCTCACTTGAGACGTGGCGCTTGGGGATTGCGGCGAGGTAATTCCTGTCGTTCCAATCGGAACGTTGCTCAACGCCGCCGTGACCTGCAAAACCTGCTTGAGTGATACTTCTACAATCAGCATCGTAGCTCCATGCGTGGCCGTGCGCTGGTAGCTGTACCTCTCTATCGTGCAAGCCCCATTCGATCCGCTATACGAGGCGTCTGGGGTGTAGACATTGTAGAGAGAAGTTGACTGGCAGGCCGCGTCAATGGCAGCAAGAAAGGCTATTTTCTCGCCCTCAGTTCCGCTGAGAGCTAAAGTGACAACTGGATTTGATGGAACGAAAACTTTATTGAAACTCGCAAAGGATGCTCCCTGACTTACATTGTTCGCTTCAATCGGGAAATCGCTCACTTGCATCGAGCGCGTAAACCCGAACGATAGAACGGAAAGTGTTCCGCCATCAGTTGGCGTATAGATGGGCTCATTTGCTAAAGTGAAGATTCCCCACGGCAATTCTCCCGGCGCTTGATTTACCCACTCCTGCTGCTGTGGCGCGATGCTGATATTAATACTCGGCGATCCGGGCGCGGTTCTGGGAATCGCTGGCACGCCAGGATAGTTCGGGACCGACGGAAAGGGTATCAGTGGCATCAGTAAAGTCCAAAGTTCTGTTGCGTTAAAAGCGTGTTCCAATCCATCCCGCGAACCATCGAAGGCGTCATGGCAGAGCTTCCGGCAGGATTGCTCATATTGATCGTTCCAATGTGCGTTACCTTGCTATTGTCTGTGCTGCTTGTACTATTTGAGTTGCTTGTTCCGGCGAGCGCTGCCGTACCTGACGCTCCTCCAACCCCCCTTAAAAGCGAGACAGCGTAATCTCCCCGCCGCGCGGATTCCCCTGCCCTGTCTTTTGGACTTTCAAGCCTTCGCGAGACAATGGAGGCAGCGTAGCGCGGTCCTACAGTTGCGCTTGTATCAATCCCCATAGCCTTCATCTCGACATACGCGAAATCGAGTTGCTCTGCGGCATTCGCTTGTGAAATGTCATGCCCATATAACTTCTTGAAAGCCGCCTTTCTTGCTTCGTCGTGCCATTGGAAAAGCCCGAAAGAAGTACCCTTGTCTCCTACGGCTTTTGGATTCCCGCTACTCTCTGAATTGACATTAGAAGCCATCGCAGCGGCCCACTCCTTGCTATAGCCCCGATTCATGTAATAATCTTCCACATCTTTCCCCGTCAGTGTAGACTTGGCGTTTAATCCTCGTTCGTCCGAAGGATTGACTTTTATTCCAAGTAAACCAGGCAACGTCAGGTGATTCCAATACCATGAAGCGGCCTTACCTGCTGCGTTTTCAGGAAGTTTCACTCCGTGCGCCGCTAGCCACTTCCCGAAGGCTCCTGTTGCTTTTTCGATCTTGTCTCCAAGCCAGTCGAAGGCATCTCCCGCCTTGCGGATATTTTTCTCGAATCCTGTCCAATCGAATAGGCTTGTTCCGCCTTCGGACCATGTTTTGTAATCATCCCAAAGCAGCAAGATCGCCGCTCCAAGGGCCGCGACAATCCCCACCACGGCGAGAGCGGGAGCAGCAGCCACAATAGCGCCCGTCAAGGCCGTCCACGCCATACCGACGACGCCAAGGGCTGTTCCCAGCGCGGCAACGCCAGCAAGGGCCGCTGCAACCCCGACAATGATAGCTACAATCTTCTCGTGACGCTGCGCCCAAACTCCGATCTTCTGGAGAATGTCGAGAAACTTCTCAAGGTGCGGCGTCACCTTGTAGAGCAGGTCATAGCCGATCTTGACAATCAGCAATTCCAGATCGGTAAAGCGGAGTTTCAACTGTGCCGCCGACTCGGCCTCTTTCCCCGTAGGCCCGAATCCCTTTGTTCTCGCCAGTGCCCCCTGCACGGCTCCCGGCCCTTGCAGTATCAGATTCATCACGTCTTCGGGGATTCCGCTTGCCATGCCGAAGCTGAAAGCAACCTTGCGGTCCATGCCTGCGAATCGTTTCGACAGATCCACCATGATCTGATCGAACGGCTCACGAAAGTTTATGCCCAGGCGCGCAAAGAGCGGAAGTAGTTGAGGCATCTTCCCAATCAGCAGTTCTCCAGGCATTCCCGCTATCGTCCGCATGAAGTTCTGAATCGAACCCTTGCTGCCGCCAATCTCTTGTGCCGCCGCTCCCCACGCAAAGAGCTTTTGCGTGTTCATCTCTAGATTGCGAGAGAGAAAGTAAAGCTGCGTATTCGTTTCAATGGTGTCTTTGACGAAGGCGCGAACAGCTACAGTTCCGCCGAGAACAGCGAGGAATGAACCGAGTTTTGCGGAAAGGACCGTTAATTCTGATGCAGTCCCTTTGGAGGCTGTACCGATTCCCTTTACACCATGCTCGGTCTTCGATGCGGATTTTTCCAGATCGGCTAGCTTGCTGCGAACACCGGGAGCCTTTGCGTCAACGTCTTTTGAGTCGAGTCCGAGCGTGACCACGAGCGAATCTATGATTGTGGGCATGGTCTACTCCCTCTCGTTTTCTGAATCTACGGCGATGATTTCCAGAAGATTATGCGCGTCCTCCTCGCCGTAAATCGTTTGCAATTCATTCAATGTCGCCAATCGTCTGCCGACAATTACCCCTATTATTTTGGGGACGTTCGCGTACCCGGCTTGTGCTTTCCCGCCTCCAGCGTGTTGCCGAGAGATTCCGAGAGACCGGCGGCGAGCGAAAAATCCAGATGAAGTTTCAGTACCTCCCATTTGAGCATGAGCAACGTCTTGACTTCTTCGACCTGGCTCTCAAACAGCGGGTATCCCACCTTGACCTGCGGCTTTTGCGGATTAGGAATGAATTCAACGCACTCCATCAGTTCGGCGAGTAGCGGCCTGATCGAAACAGCGTCAATCGCAAACAGCTTCTTGAGGCCAATTTCCGCAAGCGCAGCCATACCCAACTGCAAGGCTCCGTCAGGAATATCCACGTTGGCCGCTCCGAGCGCAAGCATCACGCGAATAGCCCAGTCTTCCGCTTTTGTCGCGGCCATCTCTGTGAGCAGGAACGTCTTTCCTTTATCCCTGCCCTCAGAGTCCAATATGTAGGTACTGGTTTTGCGCATAGTGCCCTCCAATTTAGCTAGCTGACTGAGGGCTGAATTGACGCCCAGTTGATCGAAAATTCGCGCATTGTCAGAACCTTGCCTGCCGATGCAACTGAGTTGTAATCCTCCAACGTGCCCTTATTGCACACGTAGGACTCGCCAGTTGCGGGCAGATCGATAGTCGCCGAGATATAGTACACGTCGCGGGCCGCTCGCTGTGCAGCGAAGATCGACTCAAAAATCTGGACGCTAGGAGAATCGGCCTGGAATGCGAATGTCTGCTTTACGGGGTTGAAAACCAAGCCCGCTGTCTTGCGGCCATCCACGCCGATTTGCGTTTCAGTGACCACGACAGCCGCTGTGTCCCATGCCTTGTCAGCCGAGTATCCCTGGAGTTGCACGGGAGACGGGAAAAGCCCCGCGACTGTCATGCTGACTACCGAATTTGCAGAGGTGATCGTGCTTGCTCCGCCCGTCACCGCGTTCGTAAATGCTCCCATACGTCACCTCTTAAAGAATGTCGATGCTCGAAAGGCTGAAATTTTGGACTGCTCCACCATCTGCGTACCATAGGTTCAGGATCGGCGTTTGTCTTGCATTCCTCGCTTGCGCACCCGGATCGAGAATCTGCAAGTAGTAGCCGTTGGATTGAATCGTTCCCGCCACGCTTGCGCCAGCGGCATTGTTTACCACAGCGGCTTGAGTCGATGAAAGTCTGACGCCGGTCTGAATCACGCCAGCATTGAGCGCGTTGTTGATTGGCCCATCAAACGTCACTCCGCCATTGGCTGTCGGCTGACCCACCAGGGCTGCGCGAATCAGTCCGTAGCCAGTCGGGTCATAAGGAATATCGTTCACCGCCGTGTAGAGATTGAGTAAGGCGAGTTGGAGTTGTGCGCTCAACCAGATTTGATTGACGTACTGATCAGCCCACGGGAACGCTCCTGGCATATTGCCGTTCGAAAAGAACGTGAATCCGGCATTGCGCGATGCAAAGGCTCCGTAGCAGTTATAGCCGTTTGCAAGCAGATTCGTGTAGGTCTGGAGGTTTGCGCACGTCGGAAGGACCGCAGCCGCCATAGCCGATTTCCCAGCCAGCGTAATGCGCCCGTTGGTTTGTGAGAAGTTGATGGAGGCAATCATGCCCTGTACGAAGGCCGCAGTGTTCAGAACCAGAGGGGCAAGCGAACCAAGATAGGGATCGCCACCGATACACATCACGCCATTGTAATTGTTTGTTTTCGCTACCACTCCGAATGGTTCGGTTGCGTTCTGAGTGCAGGCCAGCACGTCGCTATCCCACATCACCGCGAGATACTCATCATCCTGTTCGCTGAACCATGCTGCGAACAACTCCTTGGAGGCAAGAGAGGGTTCGATAAGATAACTCATCGTCGCCCAGTTCTGGGAAACCGCCACCACGTTGTTCATGGCGCTTGCGGGGGTATCAGCGGCAGCACCCTGTGAAAGCGTTGCTCCGGTTGCTTGTGTGAGGTACAGATCGGCAGCAAGCGTGCCTGTTGCGTAGGCGATAGTCTCCGTTGCTCCGGTCAGCGTGCTTGTGAAAACAAACGTACCTTGCACCGCGTTCCACGTCACCGCAAACGGAGGCGATGTGAAAGCAGCCTGAATCGCTGCCGCCATCAGGCTTTGGCTTGCAACTCCAGTAAGATTGATGGAGCTTGATGTCAGAGGCACACCAGCAAAATCAATGGTCAGCGTTCCACTGTAGCCTTGGAGCGTAGCCAGCGGAACAGTTGCTAGAGAACCAGAAGCAAGCCAACCGGCCCGCGCCGCCGCGTTGAATGGTGCAAACAGGATTGCCGATGGCAGTTGTGTGCTGTTCACATACCCAGCAAAGTAGATTGACGCGTAAGCATATTCAGCCGACGATGGCCCAAAGTATATTGACACTGCTGTTGCGCTGGCAAAGCTAAGAACTTGCCCAGCGGGCATCAGGGGGTTTTGCGTCAGTACAAGGCCGCTCATCACTAGCCCTGCCCCACCAGGACTCAATACGCCGGGGATTACGTTTGCAATTTGCGAAGCCGGGATCGTCATTGTTTCTCCTTATGCATCCACATCGTCAAGAATGTTCATTTCCAAACTGTCCGCCGATTGCAAGGGCACTACCACAATCGGATTGTACTGCAAACTCATAGTTAGCGCCCATCTTCGTTCGTATTGTTCCTCTCCCGTAATCAGCGGTGATTCGTTGCCGTCATCGCAATAGAGCGGCGCGATACCTGCCGGGAATTGCGCGGTGGCATAGGGCGTGCGCCAAACCGTCTTGACCGCCGCACACCAATCGCCAGCCGATGCGCCGTAAAAGTCAGCTTGAATCATTATGCGCTTAGGTCCGATAATGTCACTCTGAAAATTTACCCCGTCGTATGTGGAGCGAGGGACTTCAAGATCACTACTTGCAATCTCGGTCAGTTCAACAAAGCTCCCTACCGGCATAGCAACCCGGTTCACCTGAGCGCGGATGACTTGAGCGGCTCCCACGAACGGCTGTATGAACGCGCCGAGCGCATCGAACACTGAGTCGAGCGCGATGGAGGGCACGTATTGAATTGGGGCGCTCATGATTGCGCCCCTACGTCTTGGAGGATTATTGCAGCCCTAGTCCAGAGAGGCCACTGCTCAAGTATAGCCGTAGTGAGCCACGTTTCTCCGTCGATTGTAACCAAGTCTCCGCCTTTGGAATTGGTACGAACCACGGCGTTCAAGTTTCCGCGAAGGATAATTGAGTGGGTTGCGCCCTGGATATTAAGGTCGTCAAGATGTTTTAGGTCTGCTTGAATGAGCGCCTGGACCTGAGCGAATCCAGTAACGGGAGCGGTGTAGCTCGGAACCTGCTTGAGTCCGGAACCGATAGTATAGCCAGTCGAGGCTTGCACGGTGACCAATATGTTTGGATTAATGGTATCGGTCGATTGGTTTGCAATTCCACGCAGGTCCATTACTGGCTCACCTTATAGCTCGTCGATGCCAACATGGTACCCGACCACACAAGCGGCTTTGCCTGCGTTCCTGATGCAACCGGCTCACCTGCTGCAACATCCCTTTGCGCCTGCACCACATCACGGGCGCGAATGTTCTGTGGATTGTTGCCAAACTTGTAGCGCAAGCGAAGCGTGGTCTGCGAGAGCGGCGGCGCGGTCAAGTCGATAATGCTTTGCTTGAGTGCCCCCTCAATCTCTTCGCCCATGAACGCCAGAGTCCGATGCCCGTCCATCTTGCTGCGCTTCAATTCGCCGGCCATCATCTCAGGCCATTTGCCGGACTCGTTCGA